TTAACTTACCATTGTAAGCATCCACCTCGGTGGTTGTCTTTAAAAGGCCTGTTATAATTCGAGAGGCTCTCATACTTTGGACAATAAGTACGTCTCTATGACGCACATAGAATCCTTCGTCTGAGAGAGGTATATCTACTTTTCCGAGAAGGGTCCGCAAACCTGTTGGTTGCGTTCCCATCCCGTAATCGTAGAGTTTGTCGTAGCTTTTGAGGTAAACCTCTTCAGCACGACCATATACCTGGAGGAACGGGACTGCTTCGATTAAATCGAAACAGTCTGCTCCACCGTCTCTTAGAGATGTTATCCACATAACCATTTCGGTCGCTAGTTCTCCCAGCGATCCTTTGGTTTTAGGGTTAACTATCCTATCTCTTGATTGCAGGTACAACTCTTGAATTACTTTGACTGTTAACCACTGATAAAACAGTGTTTTGTTAACCTTCTTAGAAAATTTTCGAGGTGCACCGGGAATGAGGGCTTTTACGTATTGCATTACTGCTTTACCTATTGAGCCCTTCCCTTGCAAAGTCAAAAGTAAGGATATTACTAAGTTAATAGTTGGTCGGAACTGCCGAAATCTTGGCCTTTCCCACTTCAACACGTTAACAAAGTAACTCTCTAAGACTGACATCAAATCAGGACCCCACCGTTTATAGGATAGCTCATGAAAGATGATACCGGTACTAGTAATAGTCTCGGATCGTCTCTCATAGAGTGCCGATAAAGGGAAGGGTGACACATTTTCTCCATTATAACGGATTTGTTTTGCAAATTCAAATCCATTAGGAGATATATGTGACTTGGAATGTTGTATTTCAACACCCCACTCGGTTAGAAGCTTTTTATAGTTCCTAGCTAATGTATCGTTAGCAATAACGATATCATCACCTAGTAACATATAACGGGCCCTCTTCCATCGTAAGTTAGACATTTTACATGCCTTCCATACAATGAAGTGGTGTGCTAATGCGGTAGTATTAAATGATGAGTACATCCCCATCGGATTGCCGGTGTTATATGAAACTTTATAACCTCGGTAATCGAAAGGGGTACCCACCATTAAATACTTCCACGCATCAGCATATTCTAACCCAAACCATACTCTTAATATCCGATGGTTAATATCGATAGGGAATCTATCTGTAAAGGCTTTTAAGTCTATACTATGATAGGAATTCCCAATTGATTTCTCCAAAGAATAAAAGAGTTTCGTTTGGTCCGATGTACAGTCTTGGTGAATACTTGAGAGTATTCTATAGAGAAAATTATGCAGCGGTAATAATGCCGCTTGCGAATAATAATCTCCTATAGCTACCTCTCTCGTTTTTCCTTCTTTATCATTGATCTTCGCAATCCGACGAGAAGTCGGCTCCCTAGTGATAGGGTTCCGATTATCGAAGAATTGAGGAATTCTTTGATAAAGTTGGGAAAACTTAAACATAAGGTTCATTAGCCTCTCTCCACCCAGAATCTTAATCGATTCTGCTTGGTTCGGGGATAATGACATAAGGTCTTTAAAACTAGTCCATAGGGCATGCCCATTAGGACCAGATTTAGAGGTCATATGAAACTCCTTAAATCTCACCGATTTAGGTGGTTTACCTATATGTCTAAGATTCACTCCTAAGTCTTTTAGAAATAGTTTGATATCTTTGTCTAACGATGAGGGAGTACCGATATATTCGGGCCCTTTCTCGATAGTTTCAAATGATATTTCACTATCTAACTTGATCGATCTAGTAATATATAGGGCAGAGAAGATTAGCCTTATAAAAGGGTAACTTCTACTACTTTGTATATATTTGACCGGTCTCACTAAAATCTTAGGTAACCATAACTGGTCCCCTCTACTAAAA